TACGCTGCGACGACCAAAGCCAAGCGGGCAGGAAAAGCCGCCGGAAAACAATTCGTAGCCCAACCCAAAACAATTGCAAAGAAAACCGCAGGGTATAGATAATGGCTAAGACCACCGGAACCACAGCTTTTGATCTCGACATGAACGACCTCATTGAGGAGGCGTTTGAGCGTTGCGGTCAAGAACTTCGCACGGGTTACAACTTCCGCACAGCGCGGCGGTCGTTGAACCTGCTGACGATTGAGTGGGCAAATCGTGGTTTGAACTTCTGGACTGTAGAACAGGGCCAGATTCCAATGGTGACGGGTCAGGCTATATACCCCATGCCTACGGACACAATCAATCTCCTAGACATGGTTATACGCCAAAGTAACGCCACATCTAACCAGATCGATATCAACATCAGCGGTATTTCAGAATCGACCTACATGAGTCTGCCAAACAAGTTGGCACAAGGTCGCCCAATTCAGGTCTGGTACAACCGTCAGTCCGGTCAAGAGAACAGCACTACGGTTACCCTTAACGGAACTATTTCATCTACAGCCACCACAATTACGTTGTCTAATGTGGATGGTTTGACCACTGCTGGGTTTATCAAAATTGATAATGAAACCATCAGTTACCCCAACGTAGACCCTGTAAACAACCAGTTGTTAAACTGTGCTCGTGGACAGAACGGTACAACCGCTGCAGCGCATACTACTGGTGCAGCTATAACCGTGCAGAACCTACCTGCTATCAATGTGTGGCCTACACCTAACGCCCCCGGGGATCAGTACATGTTTGTGTACTACCGCATGCGCCGTATTCAGGACGCTGGCTCTGGTGTAACTGTCCAAGACATTCCATTCCGCTTTATCCCCTGCATGGTGGCAGGATTGGCCTATCTGTTGAGCATGAAGTTGCCAGATGTTGATCCAAACCGTGTAATGGGTCTAAAGGCTGAGTATGAACAGCAGTGGGAATTGGCCCAGTCGGAAGACCGCGATACCTCTCCGTTGAGGTTTGTGCCAAGGAATTTGTTCTATGCCTAATCGGTTTGCTTCCGGTAAGCATGCAATTGCTGAATGCGACCGTTGTGCGCAGAGGTACATGCTCAAGGAACTAAAGACACAGACAGTCAAGACTAAGCCATTTAAGGTCAAGGTTTGCCCCGCATGCTGGGATCCCGATCAGCCGCAGTTGCAACTGGGTATGTATCCAGTCAATGATCCGCAAGCTGTGCGTGAGCCGCGTCCTGATGTGAGCTATCAAGTCTCTGGTCAAAGTGGCTTACAGATTCTGTTAACGGATAGCACCACTCAAGATGGGTTTGGCTATCCAGAGCAAGGCAGTCGGGTGTTTCAGTGGGGGTACAACCCTGTTGGTGGCGCAAGAAGTTTTGATACGCTTTTAACGCCAAATAACTTGGTGTTAGCGATAGAACTTGGTACAGTTACGGTTACAGTTACATAAGGAGCCTGAAATGGACAAAGCAGATTTGAAACAAGACAAGAAGATGGTAGCTGGAGCCGTGCACAAGCACGAGAAAAAGCTACATCCCGGTCAGCCTATGACAAAACTTGCCAAAGGCGGCAAGACAAACGCTCAGATGAAAGCTCTGGGTCGTGGTTTGGCCAAAGTGGCTAACCAGAAGAAGTCTTCCTTCACCTATAAAAAAGGAGCTTGATATGGCAACTTTTAGCAAAAAGATGATGGGTAAAGAAGTTGGCGATGCCAGCGTTTATGCTCCGCCCCACAATATGAATGGTGAAGCTGGTGTAGACATCAAGAACAGTGGCTATAACGGTGGTAACCGTTTGACCGCTAATGATGTGAACATGTCTGTTGGTAACATCAGTCGTGACCCATACAAAGAGCCAAAGACTTCTGGTATTAAAATCCGTGGTACTGGCGCGGCTACCAAAGGCGTGATGGCGCGAGGCCAAATGGCTTGATATGAATTACACCGAACTGTTCAATAACATTCAGTCGTACACGGAAAATAATTTTCCGGACTTCGCCGTTTCTGACGGCGCGATAGAAACGTCTAAAGAGCAGATTGATCGGTTTATTGAGCAAGCCGAATTGCGCATCTATAACACGGTGCAGTTTCCGTTTTTGCGCAAAAACATGACGGGTAATATTCAGTCAGGTAACAAATATCTTCAAGCGCCGAATGACTACCTTGCCACATATTCTTTGGCAGTGATTGATTCATCAGGTAACTACGAGTACTTGTTAAACAAAGACGTAAACTTCATTCGCCAGTCGTACCCTAATCCTACGACAGATACTGGGATTCCAAAGTATTACGCGTTGTTTGGCCCTGCAATTGTGGGTAGCGCAATTACAACTGAACTAACGTTTATTCTTGGCCCAACTCCTAATACTAATTACACAGCAGAGCTTCATTTCTATTACTACCCTGAGTCAATTACGACAGCGGGTACGTCATGGCTTGGCGATAACTTTGATACTGTGCTCTTGTATGGTTCACTGGTTGAAGCGTATACCTTTATGAAGGGTGAGCCTGACATGCTTGCTTTGTACGACGGTAAATACAAAGAAGCTCTTGCACAAGCTAAACGTTTGGGTGATGGTATGGAGCGTCAGGATGCTTATCGTTCTGGTCAATATAGACAGGCGGTGACCTGATGGCTTTCACAGGTAACTACTCCTGCAATACGTTGCGCACAGGCTTGATTAACGGTACGTTGAGATTTGCAACAGATACGTTTCGTTTGGCGTTGTATACCAACTCAGCTACATTGAATCAACTGACTGCGGCGTATACATCAGATGGCGAGACTTCTGGTGGTAACTATGTAGCTGGTGGCCAAGTAGTCACGGCAACGGTTAATACCGCGCTTGGTTCAAACAGTAGTACCATTTATGTGTCGTTTTCTAGCCCTGCTTGGACTGGTGCAATCACGGCTCGTGGCGCGTTAATTTACGATGTCACTACTGGCGCGGCTGTCTGTGTTTTGGATTTTGGAAATAACATAACATCGACACAAACTTTCACCGTAACGATGCCTGCTGACACCAGCACGGCTGCACTCATTAGACTTGTATAGGAGAAAATATGGCATTGGTCACAACCACCAAAGGCGAAATGGATGAATCTTTGCTTGAAAAGCGAGAGGGTTCCGTTGATAATGACAACGAATCAACCACATGGGTGGAGTATTGGTTAGATGGAGAACTTGTGCATCGCTCTGCCCATGTTGCCCTAAAGAAATCCGTAACACTAGCCGCCGAAGCGGCATCTTTTAACTAAGGAGCCTAACATGGCAAACACACAAGCAATGACGACAAGTTTTATGGGTGAGTTAATGACCGCCACTCATAATTTTGGCACTGCCCCCGTTCGTGCAACCGGCGCAACTGATGCGTTTAAAGCCGCTTTGTATTTAACAACTGCAACGGTTAATGCGGCTACCACTGCATATTCAGCAAGCAATGAAGTGTCTGGTACAGGCTATTCTGCGGGCGGTGTTGCGGTTACATTTGGCACGCCCCCAACAGCAACCAACAGCTCTGCAACAGCAGGTGTTGCATTTGTTACGCCTTCGGCCAGTATCACATACACCACAGTGACTTTGGCTACGGCGTTTGACGCAGTGTTGATTTACAACTCGACGCAAAGCGATAAGGCTGTGAGCGTACACACCTTTGGTTCACAGACAATTACTGCTGGTACGTTTACTCTTACCATGCCTGCGAATACAACTTCGACTGCTTTGATCCGTTTGGCTACAACCTAATAGGGCCGGTGGGGTAACTCACCGGAGTAGCCATGTTCGGTATCTCCGCATTTGCCGAAGCGCCATTTGCCTCGCTTGCGGGGCAGACAATAGTCATTGCTCTTACCGGCGTTCAGGCATCTGGCGCGGTAGGATCAGTCACGGAAGATATCTCTGTTGCATTGACGGGAGTTCAAGCAACAGGTGCAGTAGGTTTGGTAGAGGTTGGTGAACGTAGTGTTGCACTTACTGGCGTTGAAGCAAGTGGTGCGGTAGGTACTGTAGATTATGGTAAGACAGAAGCTCTTACAGGTGTTGAAGCGGTAGGGGCTGTAGGTGCCGTAACCGCCAGCACGACTGTTGCGTTAACAGGCGTAAGTGCGGAGGGTGCGGTAGGGGATGTTACGGAAACAAACGCCCCCGCTGAAACGGGTGTTGTAGGTTTTGGCGAAGTTGGTTCCGTAGGTGGGTCTATAACCATTGCGTTAACTGGCGTTGAGGCTAACGGCGAAGAAGGATCGATTGGTGTTGCGGGTATTGAAGCAGGTCTTCAAGGCGTTGAAGGATACGGATACGTAGGGGATTTAACTTCTAGCCGTACCGTTGCTTTGACTGGGGTAAATGCTGATGGTGCAGTGGGCACCATGATTTTCACCAAATCTGCGGAACTTAATGGGGTTGCAGCTTCGGGTGAGGTAGGTGATGTTACAGAAACTAACAGCCCAACTGAAACGGGTGTTGTAGCTACAGGCTCGGTTGGTAGTGTTGAAATTACTGTAGAAGTAGCTTTGACGGGTGTTGCAGCTGTTGGTGCAGTTGGAGACGTTACTGAGACAAATAACCCAACCGAAGATGGCGTACAGGCTACAGGTAGTGTAGGCTCAGTGGGGTCAAGTCGGACGGTTGCAATAACCGGAGTACAAGCTAGAGGTCAGGTTGGTACAATGAATTATTTTTATTGGACAACAATAGATGACAGCGAGACTCCAAACTGGCAAAATATAGATGACTCACAGACACCTAACTGGGTTGACGTTGAGATGGTTGTGTAAGGACATAATATGGCACTTGTATTAGCGGATCGCGTTAAAGAAACCACTACCACGGCTGGTACGGGAACGGTCACGCTTGCTGGCGCAGCTACAGGGTTTCAATCTTTTGCCGTTGTAGGTAATGGTAATACAACTTATTACACAATTGCTGCGCAAACCGGGAGCGAGTGGGAAGTTGGTATTGGCACGTATACATCCGCTGGAACCCTTCTTGCTCGTACTACAGTTTTAGCCAATAGCGCGGGAACACAACCCACTGCATTAACATTTTCTGCTGGAACAAAAGACGTATTTGTAACGTACCCAGCAGGATATGCTGTGGCTTCTACTAATGTGGGTACATCAGGGCAGTTGTTAACTTCTAATGGTACGGGTGTAGCTCCTACATACCAAACTTCTACCGCTGCCTCAAAATCGTATGTACAGGCAATGGGCATCCTGAATGGACTATAAGGATAAAAAATGGCAGTAACTAATTTTTCCCCACTTCTTGGTTTGGCGTTACCCACAACGGGGGACTTGTCTGGTACTTGGGGTACTGTTGTTAACGTCTCAATTACTGATCTAATTGACTCTGCTATTGCGGGCACAACCACTCTTAGTACAGACGCTAACGTTACTTTGAGCACCACTAACGGCGCGGCTAATCAATCCCGTGAAGCTATTCTTTTGTGTACTGGTGCGCGTACTAGCATTAAAACCATTACAGCCCCAGCGCAGTCTAAGACATACATTATTATTAACGCTACCACTGGCGGGTACGCAGTCAAGATTGTAGGTTCTGGCCCAACTACGCCGGGCGTGACTGTTCCTAATGGCGAGAAAGCGTTAGTCGCTTGGAATGGTTCCGATTTTGTGCAGGTTGCGTCTAGCGTTATTGATCTTACTTCAGAGGTCACGGGTATATTGCCTGTTGCTAATGGTGGCACTGGCCAAACCTCATATACAGATGGCCAATTGTTAATTGGAAATTCTTCTGGGAATACGTTAACAAAAGCCACGCTAACTCAAGGTTCTGGGGTTACTATTACCAACAGCGCGGGCGGTATTACAATTGCCGCTACGGGTTCTGGTGGAACAGTTACATCAGTCACTGCGTCATTACCTATATCATCCAGTGGTGGAACAACTCCTAATCTTAGTTTCCTCGCTCCCGGAACTGCGGGTAATGTACTAACTTCAACCGGAACCTCGTGGGCATCTTCCACCCCTGCGGCCAGTGGTATTACCGCTGGCAAGTCCATCGCTTTTGATTTAATATTCTCTATCTGAAGGAACTATCATGGCAAATCCCAACATAGTAAACGTAGCCGCCATTTACGGTAATACGTCTACAAACTTAATTTCATCTACAGCCGACCCGTTTGCAACTGCACTGGTTAATAACGCAGCCTCTAGCGGCAAGGTCTATAAGATCAACTCAATTGTTGTAGCCAACGTAGACGGTACTTCTGCGGCTGACATTACGATCAAAATCTTTTCTCAAGACGATCTTGGCGGCACAGGAACAGCGATTGTTTCTACCATTTCTGTGCCTGCTGACGCCACACTGATTGTGACCGACAAGACCACATCGTTCTACCTGCTGGAAGACAAGTCTATTGGTGCTACGGCAAGTGTAGCCAACGATCTGGTTGTTACTTGCTCGTGGGAAGAGATCAACGCATAAAGGGGGGCATCATGCCACTACGTCCTCCTGCTGGGTTTATCTCAGCCTTTTATGATCCGCTGAACAACCCTAATGCGCCGACCATCGGGACGGCTACGGGTGGTGATGCTTCTGCGTCTGTGGCTTTTACTGCCCCTGCCAACGTGGGTGGTTCGGCCATCTCTTTGTATGGTGCTCGTTCAACGCCTGAAAACATTACCGCAACGGCAGCAGCTTCTCCTATTAGCGTCACAGGTCTGACCAACGGCACGGCTTACACGTTTGCTGTGTGGGCTATCAATACTTATGGGCCAAGTGCGTTTAGTGCGTCTAGTAACAGTGTGACGCCCGCGTTGGTGAGGGGGGTTTGGGCTGGTGGTTTTACCAACGGGGATGTGCGTGTTAACAATATATCGTATGTAAATATAGCAAATACGGGTAACGCCACAGATTTTGGTGATTTGGTAGGAGCGTACGCTTCCATATCAGGCTGCGGCTCTACTACTCGTGGAATTTTTGCTGGTGGTGCAACTGGCTCTGACGCTGAAGTGAATGTAATTCAATACATCACTTTTGCAACTACAGG